CAGATCAAGTTTTTGGAAATGCTGAAAGTTTAATGCATTTTCTGTATTTGTAATAGATGTATCAAGTGGTAACATCTGGAAATTCTTCATTGCTACATAAGCTTTGGCATAATTTCCTTTACCCCAATCTTCACCTAATGCATGTTTAGGCAGAGTGTTCTGATCAAGCAAGATAACAGTACCAAGTTCATCAACCAGAATATCTGCAATTTGATTATTTACTATGTTGTAAGCAATCTGATATGGTTTCATGAGATCCAGCAATGCAGTTGACTTAGTATTCCTATCAGAGAACACTGCACCTTCTACTGGAAGTTTACATCCGTATAGTGAGTTATCTCCTTTGAACTGGAATTTTAATGGGCCTATCTTATTTTTTTCTACGCCAATGTAGATAGGTGTAAATCCTCCAGGGTTATTCATACCCCAGAATGATGGAATGTTTGGTCCAATCTTTATACCACCCCATACTTCATTAATCCAGATCCAGTCAATATGCTCACCATATACTAGATTGTCTTTTGATTTATTTTTGAATAACCTATTGTCATATATAGGTTTATCTGTAATCTTATAGTCTTCAGTTATTACTTCTGTAGTAACTTCTCCGTTCTCAGCTACTTTTGTTAAGTGGCCTACTTTACGTTGAGACTTCCAATATGCTGTAGTTACTCTGAGTAAGTATGCTGTACCAGCAACATTGTAATCTTCTCCTTCTGCTAATATCTGTGAGATAACATCTCCTCCTTCTAATATATTCCCTGATACCATAGATGTATACTGACGGTATGCAAGAGAAGGTAGGTTAGTATTCCACTCATGTGTCTTAGTTGCATCATAGTAAGAACCATCATTCTGTTGTCCACCAATATTATAACCTGCAGATCTGATAGGATAGATAGCTTCTAATGCCTCCAATTGTTCTGTAGTCATTAGATATCCATATCTATCAATAACATCAGCTACAGTAAACATATCTGTTTTACCTACCCAGTTAGCTTGGGAGATATATCTTGCATCTGGAGACTTGTGATAAAAACATAATACAGGATTCCATAACTCTACATCATAGTCATCCTCCATCATGCGCATGTGCCAGAACTCACGGTCTGTAATTAGAGAGTCACGGAAACCACGCTCTTCTAACTCATCCATCTTAAATCTTTCAACATCTACTTTATGTTGATGTGTAGCCCATTGTTCTACAACTGATCTATAATCTTTTTTATAAAAACCTTCAATCTCAGGAAGTGACTTAAGATTCTCAGGAGCCATTTGTTGTTGTGCTTCTTCTGAATTAGGGTCTAGTCCCTGTTCCATTAGTGCAGAAACAATTTTCATCTGTGCATCTTGTAGTAATACTTCTTCTACATCTGCACGTTTTTGCTCCATCATCTCATTGTAAGAGAATTCATCTACTGCTCTATATGTAAGTTTAGTTGATCTCTTAGCAAATTCAGCTACCAAAACATTAATAACATTTGGTATAATAGGATAGAACTTAAGTTCTAATGCTGAGTAATCTTCTTTTGTAAGTGTCTCTACTATATCTCTGTATTCATTATCTTCTTCAATGATATAGTCTGACTTATCTATGATACCTTTAGCAAGCTTGTAGTTCTTCATTAGTCTACGCGCATTCTTCCTGATTTGCTTAAGTCCATTCCACTCAAGCCAGTCTAAGTTCCATGCTGCCCACTCCTGGTCTTTCTCTGTTTTTGGTATAAACTGTAATGGTTGGGTAATACTACCCATCCTGTTATGTTTCACTTTAGCTCCAGCTTTGAGCTGCATTGCGTTATATACCTGCATAGCTTTTATTTAATGTTTTTAAATGGTGATCTTTTCATACCTTGACCCATTCTGTTTGAGCTCTTTCCCATATGACGGAAAGGGCTGCTATTTAATTTATACAAATTTTCTGACTTTTGCAAGTTTTTAGCCACATCATCCATAATAGTTCTTTTAACAAAACCACGGTTTGACTGCTGTATTTTAATAAGTGCAGAGAATGATACAAGCCTATCCACGTTGAGTCCTTCTGTATAAGCTTGCATTTCTTTTAACAACATAGGATCTGGAATACGTTCTATACCATATGTAGTTTTTACTATTGTTCCATCTTCTTTTGTTGCAACATCTATTTCTTCTCTAGTATATTCAATAACATAACTTAAGAGGTGTGACTTAAATAATACTCCTGTGTTCTTCCATCCATACTCCTGGAACACATTAGCATTAGCACCTAGATCCTTTAAGAATAATATTTGATTCTTTGGAACTAGATACCTTTGCTTCTTTCTAGAAATTATATACTGAATAAACAAAGAGATGTTATTCTCTATTACTGTCCAGGCGTTATACCATTCTATGATAAGCTCTAGTCTCTCATGAGTCTTTTTTATATCATCAAAACGGCCACACCAAGCTGCCACAATTTTATCTTGTTCTATATAACTCTCAACCTCAACACCTGTATGCTTGCTCACTTCAACTGGAGCTTTCATTACATATATTGAACATAGTGATTCTGAGGTAGTTGTCTTTCCCTCAGACACGGGGTCAATAGATGCATAGTACATTCCAAAGCCAGGATCTTTCACAGGTCTTTCCCATACTACTAGTGTACCAGTTTTATCTTCTGTCTTTTTAGATATAGGAAACTCAGCTATAGGAAGTTTATTTGTTTCTTTTACTTTAGGATTACCGTATTCATCTCTGAAGATATCTAAGAATTCATATGCATATTCTTTCTCTTCTATTCTTCTAAGCTGTGCTCCCACTAAATGCTGCGGGAATATAGAGACCTTTCTGTGTGCAAAGGCTTCTTCTATATTTCTAGGATGCTGTGAAACTTCTAACTGATAGTCTTCAGGTGGCATCTTTTTCTTACACTCCTCAAAATATTTATCAAGAGCTTCTAATGCTTCTTCTACTTGTGAATTACCATAGTTATCTATGTAAGGTGGCATTGACCACTGTTCTGGAATAAACAATCCAGATACTCCATGTGAGTATTCTTTATCTATAAGATTAGTGTCTACTGCATAGATATCATTAGACTCAGGATCAAGAATCATTTTCTTCAATGGTTCACACTGATCCAAGTCACCCACAGACCCTGCAGCTATGAACATACCAGTAGTAATCATACCTGACTTAAGTGCAGGCTTGATATATCCGTATGTAGTATTCATCTTAGGAGCAATCCCTGCTTCCTCATGGAAGAAGTATTTAACTGGACCCCCTACACCATTAGTAGGATCTTTCTCAAATGACATACCTTGTATAGTACCTTTGAGACCTACTTCTGTTTTTCTATCTCCTTTTCTTACTTCTATCTTCTGTTGCCACATCATTACTTTATCCGGTGACATTGGACGATACCATGCTGTATGCTCATTTAAGAATGCAGCATACTCAGATAGGAACTTCCAAGTACCTTTCTCATTGATATAATCTTTAAGAGATGCACCCATCTTTAGAGTTACCCCTGCTTCAAACCATAATTGATTTATAAGTTTACCTGCATGAAAATATGATGATGCTATCTGACGTTTCTTAAGTATTGCTACATGCTTATAGTGTAGTTCTGCTAATATCTCATATAGTGCCATGTGATATTGGGCATCCCGGATTTTAGCAAAATCAAACTTTTGTTGTTCCTTATCAAAGATAGGTAAGAAGTTTAGCCACATATAATAGTCTCTTGAAAGATACCAAGAGTCTTTACCTGATATTACTATTATACCTTTCTTGCATTTTTCTTTTTGGTCATCCCAGTACTTCACAAAGTCCTTTGATCTAAATGGAGCAGTGCAGTATACACCATTCTTTTTAAATAAAGTAGATTGTTCATTGAAGATACTATTAGTATCCTCATTAAACTTATACTTTCCTGGTTCATCAAAGATGGTTAAAACAAAAGTTCTAAACTCTTCTCTAGAATCAAAGTTGGTAACAGTCCAAGTACCGTTATCCCAAGTGGGTATTTCATTCCAAGTATCCATCATGAATCATATGCTAGACCCTGACCTCCGCGTACTTTGCTCTGTTGCTCTTCCTGAAGATCTTTGTATACACCTTTGAAAGATTGTCTAATACCGTCAAAGTCTTTGGCAAGTGCTCTAATCTGAGCTATGTTACCATCTTTACCATCAGTAATCTGTGCAGTACCTAGATATCTTGATATCCTATCTAATGCTTTTTGCATTCCCTCATACGCGCGTGAGATAGGAGTTTCATACATTCTTGCACATGCTCTAAGTGCTACTACTATATCATCATCTTCTATAGAGAATTCTGCTTGTATCTCATTAAGTATCATGTCTTCCTTATCCATGTGTGGTACATTAAAGAAGGGATTAAGATCTGGATTAGGACATGTCATATAAAACAAGTACAAGTATATCTTAAGATAGTCATCAGGATAGTTATCCATGATGTCTTTTAATGACTTGAGTGTATAACAATGTTCAGAAGGTATTACTACTCCGTTCTGGAC